ACATAGTAATTAGTTAAAAAGGTTAAACTCACATATCCTAGTGGTTTTTCACCTTCACCGTTAAACTCTATTTCAGTTGATTCAAGATATGTGTCTTTAGCTAAACCACCTAATGTTCTATCTGCAGCTATAGCTTCTTCAACTTCTTTACTTATTGTATCAATCGTGTCATCAAAGTCACTAGTAGCTTTTGCATATCCTTCTACAACTACTGCTAGTTCTCTGCTCATAACCCTATCAGTACCTATAACAATAGGCTCGGACGTTTCTGATTTTGTATATATTATAAGTGCTGGCAATCTTGCATTTTCCAAAGGATAAACTCTTGACTCATAAACATTAGAGCCAGTTGTTGTTAAACCAGTTAAAGTAGTGCCAATATATTCTCTTATTTGTTGTCTTATATGATTTGCCACTATATTTCCTCTAACATTAAAACAGTAAACCCTGTTTTATCTTTTTGAACATTAATTATAGTATAGTTTTGTGCCGCTTTTAATATATTACCTTCAACGTCTGTAGTTGCGCTCGCATTTAATAAATCTCCATATACAACATTTGGAACATCAATGCTTCTGCAATAAGCTATAGGTTTAGTAGCTTCAACACCTATACCATCATCTTGTTGTATATATTCTCTATTTAAAATAATTTTAATAGTGCTTGATATACCATTTTTTATATAAGTAGCATTAATAGCATGGCCAAAATCAACATCAAAATATGCTAACATATCTTCTTCAGTTTCTAGCATATACTGTGACATTATTGTTCCTCTAAAACTACTTCGATAAGGCCAGTATTATCAGGCTCTACAGTTTTAATTATATATAATGTCTGAGGTACAAGCGTACTGCCATTGTTAGTAGTTATAGCATTTACTTGTATTTTGTCGCCATGATTTATATATGGTGCATCTGTGGCTTTAATAATTGCTCTTGGTTGATAACCATCTACTGGCACTGAGCCACTTGCAATACTAAAGTACTCTTGATCTATAATAATATTTATAGGGTAAGCATCTCCAGTGTCTATATCAAACCAAGTATCTATAAGGCCTGTTCTTGCATCCCATAAAGTTGTTTGGGTTTCAAAAAATGTAGCAGACACCCCATGAGCGTTAGGGTCAACATAAGAATTAAAATCTGCTGCACTTTCAATAGGCATTATTTTTTAGTTCTTTTTTTTGTAGGTTTTGTATCAGATTTTTCTAAACCAACGCTTCTATCTGCTTTTTTAGCTTTAGGCTTTTCAATATAAACCTCAGCTTTATTATATCCGCATAGCTCGCGGCCAACATGCTCGGTTAATTCAATAACATCACCTGCATTTACCTTTTGCCCATTGGCAACTGTGTTTTTTATTATTAAGTATTTCTTCATATTTAAGTTGGGGGTATTGCTACCCCCATTCCATTTAAGCATTGACTAATTAGTCGCTTGATTTACAGAAAGATACAGCATGTCTTACAGCCACATCAACAGTTTGTAGAGCAACAATTCTTACTCCGCCTGTAGTTGAAAGAGCATATGGATCAACAGTTATATCTAATCCGCCATACATACCAATTAATAAATCCGCAAAATTACCAAAGTAGTAATCACCAGCAGTTACTTGTCTTGATCTTACAACATCATAGCCATTAATGTTTCCATCAGGGCCTACAATCATTTGACCAAATCCACTTGCTTTATCTACAGTTTTTAGGTTACCCCAGTCTGAAGGTCTAGCAATATATTTTAATGAGCCTGTTAAAGCATTGTCATCAGCTACCGCTGATTCCATAGCTACAAGTTCTGCAAATGTTGGAACAGCAGCAGCAAATGTAGTAGTGTTAATACCTGAAGTATTAGCAATACCTGTAGGCTGACCGCTTGTACCTGAACCAGCTAAAGCACCTAAATCAATAGCAGTAGCTATTGAAGCACTTAAATCATTTCTAATTAAGCTTTCAATATCTAAAGATGATTGCTGAAGCATAAGCCTTGAAGCGTCTGTAAACGCACCAATTACTTTTGGAGACATAGTAACTGAACCTGAAGTAAATTCACTTTCAGTTGCAGGGTTATTTTCTGGTGAAATCCAATTAGCTGATGAAGCAGCTGATTTTTTAGGAATTACAACATTTCCTTCAAGCCCTCTTAGCATAGTTGCTCCTGCTTGCATTACTGATGAAGCATTTCTTAATACATCAATAAAATCCCCGCCTCTGTAATCTTCTGATATAAGAGTTGAATCATCCCCTGTATTAATTGCTCTTTTGCTCCAGTTGCCTAAAACTTCTGCAGGAAGCATAATACCCTGAGCTGTTTTACCATATTGTCTAGCAGCTTCGTCTGAACATTCAAATTCAAATTTAGCAGCTTCTTGAGCTTTTCTATCTGAAGGGTTTGCTAGTGCATTAATTGCTCTAACTAAAGAGAATTCTCTTACTTCTTCCTTGCTCATACCAATTTCAGCAGTATCTAAAGGTTTGTCATTGCAAATTTCATTTAGCAATGCTCCTCTAAATTCTTCTACTGAAACACCATTTCTAATAGCGTCATCAGCTAAGTCTCTTTTGTTATGCTTAACAGCTAAATCAATAATTTCTTTCGAATTTCTTTTGAATTCAGCTTTAGCTTCCTCAAGAGTCTGGCTTCTGACTTCGTCAAGATTAATATCTTGTCTTTTTTCTTCTGTCATAATAATACCTTTTTTTAAGTTAGCAGAACGACCAACTCCGACAAGTCTTGACTGGTCTGCTGGCACAGAAACACTGGATACCTCCATTGGAGTCCAGGCTGCGCGGTAGTAGTCTTCCTCACCGTCATTATCGCGTTCTAATTTATTTACTCTATACCCAACACTTATATTCATTCGAATACCGTCTTGAATATCCTGAAAAACTTCTTGAGCAAGAGCTGATCTTCCTAATCTTACTACTGCTATTGTCTTTTTAGCAGCCTCATCAAGTTTAAATTCTTCTATAACCCCAATCTGTTTAGTCATATCATGATCTAAAAGAAATGGAGCTCTACCTGAAGATATAAATTGCATGTCTATATCTTTTTGCTCATGGCTTAAAACTTCTAAGCCAAACGAGCGTTCAACTGGTTCTTCAGAGCTTACGCCAATTCGAACAAGTCTTTTTTCCTCATCAATGTAAGACGCTTTTGATAAATCAATTGTTCTATAATTTATAGCAAAATCAATATCGCGGTTATCTTCATCTTGATCTGAAGATGCTTCTAATTCAATAGCATCATCTTCTTCTTTTGCATCCTTATGCTTCTCAAACTCAACCACAACTGTGCTATCTGTTTCAGTCACATTAAGGATATGTCTATCTTCTTTTAACATAGATTCCTCCTTTAGGTTTGTTAATAAAGGATGTTTTTCTGACTTATTAAGGTCAAAACTTTTTTCATTTTTCATTTGATTAACTAATTTTCTTGACCAGCTATAACCTGCGTCCCCGCCCCATAAACCCCAAGCAATTCTTCCATTGCTAGGAAAGCCATCTTCACCAGGTCTAAATCCTTCTGCTTTTTTATCAACCTCATGCCTAGAAAAATAACTATACATTCTTTTAATTGTGCTATCGGACAAGTCAACGCCGTTAACAATTTGATTTGCTCGTGTAACACCAATACGTGTTCCACCTCTGCCAAATTCTTTACGCCAATCTAATGCTCTTTGAGCATCTTCTTTCATGCCTTTATTCGGTATCGTCATTATTTGGCCCACCTTTAATTTCAGGTTCAATTGGCATTTTAATTCCAAATGGCTGGAATGCTGTTTTAATTCCATACTGCTCAGCAAGTTTTTGTTCTCTTTCATGCTGCTCGTAAAGCTCTTCAACATCTCTTCCATAATTTGATTGAACATCTTGATATGTTACAAGACCGGCTTGCATACCGCTTATCGATGCATTCATTTCTTTTTGAGGGTCAACCCACTGGAACGACCTGCCAATAAAAATTGTATTATTTGCAAATTTTTCATATTTACCCATTGGCAATGGTCCGCTTGCTTCATCTCCCATTATAATGGCTCCGCTAGAGATGGCCATTTCAAGCCACTTTTCAAACACAGGTCGCATGAAGTGATCAACTACAAATCTTTGATATAGCTTATACATTTCTCTGTCTTCTAAAGCCCCTGCTCTTAAAGAACTATAATTTACAGAGCTTAAATCATTTGTTAATGCGTGATATGAAATATTTAACCCTGAAGCTATTCCTCTTAATACCTGGGTTGTAAACGGGCCAAACGCTGTCGCTGGATGATCGGGATCAAAACTTTTGAAATCCATACCTGCTGGTAACTGCTCAAAGCTACCTGCAGATGCTTCCATAATAGGAGTATATTCGTCTTCATAACCTTCGCCTATATAACCATCACCATCTGGGCTTGTGAAAAATCCCATTTTTGCAGCTGAAACACGAGCCGCTGTAATTTCAGCCTCCATATAACCGTTAAGCATTTTTATTTGAGGCATAGCAGAAGCAGTCATAGGAACTCCCCTGGTCTGCTCTGCTCGCGTCGGCATGTAAGCATGTATAATTTCCTCAGCCGGAACTCTTATGTGCTCTTTGGGCGACTGATACGTATTATCATACGGATGATTTTTAAATAAATAATATGCAACAGGCTTGTCAAACTTGTCTACTTCTACGCCCATTTTAATTTTGTTTTTAGTTTTTGAATTAACTCCGTTTTTTTGCTCATCTAAATGATCAGCCTCAAGGAACTGGATTTTGTATTTGTATTTGGTATCAGTTGGAGTAGCATGTCTTATTAATACTTCCCCATCACGCATTAAAGCTTCCACAAATAATTTTTGACAATCTAAAAATGATTGTCTACCGTTCAGCGTGCAATTCCCCATTTTTGCCCAATTTTTAAATTCTCGCTCAATGGTTTGATTTCCCAGTATGTCTAAATCACCTTTTGGATTTCGTGCTTTAACGCTTAGTCTTATACCATTTGCTCCGATAATATTACTTATCATTAAATTCAAATATCTTGTTACATAAGAATCATTACGAGCTAAATCTCTGCTTCTATCTCTTAATATTCTTAATTGATCTTTTATCTCAGAATCAGCGGAGGTATTGCTTGCTTGAAAATCTGCAAATAATCTACCTGTATTAGCACCTGCATATCTTCTAGTTGAAGATACTTTTTTTAATTTTTTTTTGTTTGTAAATCTGTTGTACCAGGCCATATTTAAAACCTTGCCTTAATTGAATTGCCTGAAGCTTTGTTATTTTTTAATCTTGCTTTTTTAATTTCCTTCAAATACTCTG